AAAAAGAGTTTTACCTTTTCCATCGCTGCTGGATCGTCAGACATCACTGCCCACATTAAAACTATGATAGGCGCAGAAATTATAACAAGTACAAATTCGTCCTTATAGTCGTTTTGCCTAGCCTCAAGAAGTTTACCTTGGTATTGCTCTTCACCACGGGCCATTTTTTCTGCGTGCATCAATTGTGCATCAGACATAGCCATCTTTGTCTTTTGACGGTTCGAATAAATCTTAGAACCAGCCTGCAAAGCAATTTTTGCTAAACTGAACCAAGCCATTAGTACGCCTTTGAGTTTCTTTTCTTTTCAGCCAGCATTCTTTTTTGTCCACCCACTGGCATTTCAGGTTTTCCTGTGCCAATTAAGTTAAAAGCACCATCAGCTGTTGTTTTAGATCTAGGATCTACCTCAACTTGCTGGTCTTGTACTTTTACCGGCTTAATTTTATCTAATTTTTGCATTTTTGCTCCTATTTTTTACTCTTCTACCTTAATTGCAGTTATACCTTGATTTCCACTCTTTGCAAGGCTTACTCCAGCTCTTAATTTAGCTAATTTTTCGTTTTGATCCATCTTATCTTCAGTTAATTGTCTTGCTTGAAGTAATTTTGCTCTATCTAGATCAAATTTTTTCTCTCCTTCGTCTTTTTTACGATCATTTTCCATCGCTCTTAGGTCAACTTCTCTAGATTTTAGTTTTAGAAGTGGATCACCATCAAATTGTGACGTAATTTTCTTCTCTTCTTCCATAAAATCACCCATCATTTCAGAAATTAGCACTGCTTTTCTTGCTTCCATATCCATGGATATCTTTTGTAGCTGTGCTTGTACCTGTGGGTTCTGTTGTGCCATCTGTTGCATTTGTTGTAGCTGTTGAATCGTGTCTGCAAACTCTAATTCTATCTGTTCTTGTGCCATTAAACTAATATGCTCCAAACAATTTTTCTCAATCGCAGCCATAATAGGTGGATTATTTCTAACCATGTTAGTTGCCATAAAATTTAAGTGAGATGTGATGTGTGCTCTATGATCTTGACCACGAAATGCTTGAAAAGGTTTTGCTCCTAATGCATCGATGTGCTCTAACGCTGGATCTTTTGGTGCGATAGGTGCAGGTGGTGGTAAAATTTTATCAATATCTTTTATACCAAGAGCTTCATACATTTTTCTGTATGCATTGTATAGATTATGTATTTTAGGATTAGATGTTGCAAGTTGTAATTCTGTTTGTGCAATCGTAATTCTTTGTGACATAGAAAATATGTTTGGATCTGCAACAGGTAAAATATCTACTCTGTCATCAAAGTCCATTTGTTTAACTTCTCTTCTGCCACCGACTACATCAAAGGGATAAACAGGTGGTAAGTAAGTTTTAAATAATCTAGATAATAATCTAAATTCAGATCTCATAGATGTGTAAAGTCTTTTGTGTATTGCAGACATAACACGTGAACCTCTTTCAAGAAGTGCAACTGTAGTTCCAACTGCAGCAGCTTGATTACCATCACCCACTTGCATGTCGGCTATTGCAGCAAATCTTTGACCTGCTTGTACTACGATACCCATCAGTTGTAATAATGTTGGAGATGGTTCTTTGTAAGGTAGCATCATGA